CTGCACGGTGTCCATCCGAGCCGAGATGGCGTTAAGGTAGGCCGCCATCTGATTGCTGACCTGCGCCAACGGCAGGGCAGGGTCCATCAGAGCCTCGGTGATGAGCGCCTTGGTGTCGGGAGGAACCGTGCGCGAAAATGTTGACGGCTGACCGGGACGGGTCTTGTTACCGAAAGTTGTCGTCATCAGAACACCTGGTAGCTGATGCCGTCGAATTGCACGGTATCGAACTTGCCGGTGGGGGCCGACACGGAAATTCCGCCGTCTGTGCTGATGCGGACATTCGCAAACCGATACGCGACCTTGGTGTCGATGGCGAATGCGGCGGCGTTGATCTCAAGCGGGGGATTGGGGATCGCGCTGTTCAATTTTCGGACACCCACCCCCGATCCCGCCGACGTCACCGTGACAGTCACGGTGCCCCGCAGTTGCACCGTCCCGTTGATGAGTCGGGCCTCAAGCAGTCCCGTACCCGTACCGTTGAGTGGGCAGGCCACCCAGTCGACGTTGGGTGGAACTTCCTTGCCTCCGGTGAAAATGTTTCGGATCTCGGTGACGGTGGACGCCGGCAGCGGAGGGGGGGCCAGCTTGTCGGATTTCAGCGATTCCAGGTCTTTACGCATGGCTGCGATGACCGCTTCCATAGCGGTGAAGTCGCCGTCGAACGGAGTCAGCGTGCGGGTGAACTCCTGCGGTGCTGTTGCGCGGACCTTGTTCCCGAATGTTGTCACTTTCCGCCTCCTGGGAAGTTGATTCCGGTGGCCTCAACCAGCGCGGCGATCACGTCGTTGAGCAACCAGAACAACTCGGCGATGGTCTGCGGAGTGGCGTTCGGGCCGTTGATCGCGTTCATCACGTCTTGGACCAGCTTCTCCACCGCCGTGACTTGTGCGCCGACACCACCGAACTGGTTGATGATCGCGCCCTCCAAACCGTCGATGAACTCCTTCGGCACGTACTTCTCAATGACGAACGCGACGATCTCGGCGTCCTGGGCCTCAAGCCGCTGAGTCTCCTCTAGCGCATACGCCGAGTTCTCGGCCAGCGTGAGCACCTGCCCTTTCAGCTTGGCGTTGTCGCGTTCCAGTGACTCCAGACGAGCCAGCAGCGCGTCGACGACCTCTTGGGAGACACCCTCACCGGACAGGGCCGCGCCTTCCAGCGCGGTGACGCGATCCGACACCCCATCAAGGGCGCTCTGCTCAGCCTTGCCGGTACGCAGGTCTTGATAAGCCTTGTTGAGTAGCTTGGTCTGCTCGTCGCGGGTATTGACCTCATCGGTCAGTTGCTGGTTAAACGCGGATAGGTACGCCCCGATGACACCCGTGCTAGCAGCGGTGTCCCCCTTGGCCCATTCTGCCGCCATCGACGCAACGATGATCGGAAGCCCAACTCGCACATCGGCAATCGTCGGACCTTGGCTGACAGGCTTGCCACCCGAAAGGATCGACAGCAGTTGCACGTATCCGGTGCTAGTGTCCGACAGAGATTGCCACACCGCCTCAACATCAGCGACCGTCGCGCCCTGCTTCACCGCCAGCAGATCCAGCAGAGCCTGCAACGGCAACTCCGCAACAGCAGCAGCGACAGCCGTCTGAACCTGAGCCTCGGACACCCCGCTGGCAGGCAGAGCAGCGACAGCCTGAGCGACAATCGCCTCAACCTGAGCCTGAGTCAAACCGCCTGCGCCCGTGCCGGTACCAGTGCCGGTGCCGAGATTTCCGCCACCTCCCGCACCCGTGGGCGTTGGGACACCATAATCCCGATTTAATACCTCGTAAATGAGCTTAGTGACGCCCACAACAGTGAAAACAGTTGCCATTACTTGAAAACCTCCGACTCACCCAACACCGTCACTGAATCACCAAGCAGCACGGAAGGGACCAACGTAGTGAGCCGGTTACGATGCACACCAAGGACAGCCCACTCATCAGAAGTGATCGACAACCGGCCAGTGGCAAGGTCTTTCGACAACTGATAAGTATAATTTCCGTCAGTCTCACTGACGTAACCCTCGGGATTCCTGGCGAGGCGTAACACCGCATCGGCTTCAACCTGAACAACGTCCTCAACATCCAACTTCCCCGAATCGACCTGCTCAACCAGATCAGGGATACGGCGTCGGATCAGACGCTCAACATCTTCTAGGCGGACCTTGACGAGTTTAATTTCCTCGCAGGACAGTTCACGGGACCAACGCACAGCAACATCGTCAGCCGATGCAAAAGACATAACTACCCCTCGTCTTCAGCGACAGCCTTCTTCGGGGCACGCTTACGCACAGCCTTAACAACAGGTGCTTCAACACCGTCATCGGCAACCCAGCCACCGGCCTTCAACAGAAGATCGGCAAGCGAATCGGGAACCTCAGCGACAACACCGTTATCTTTATTTCTAATCTTCACGGGTTCCTCTCCGATTTATAGGAAACCCCTATACAGGGCTATAAATCTGTATAAACCAAGCGGGGTAGGGGAGCCGCTAACTGAAGTCAACGGCTCCCCCTAACCTCACTTGACGAGTTTCACGAAACTTTCGGGGTCGTTGACCAGCACACCGAACTCGGCCTCCACACGGACAGCAACCAAGTTGTTCTGCCAGAGGCTAACCAGACCGGAACCGTCACCCGCAGCGGAAAGATCAAGCGTCGCCTGATCCGAAACGTCGTAAGACAGCCCGCCGATTTGTCCCCACACGATCTGGGTCCAGTCACCCTGGAACCCCAGGATGCCGGTGTCATTATTCGGCTTAGTCGGATCGGTGACGTGATCCGACAGGAACGTCGGACGCCCCAAAACTCGGCCCTGCCGGAACGGCGAGTTGATATCGGTGTAGGTCGATTCGATGAACAGCGGACGATCAACCTTGTCCTTCGCCGCATTCAGAACCGGCTCAGCGATATTATCGAAAAGCGTTCCGTTCCACTTCTTCTGACGGTTCGGAGGCGTCAGATCGTTCAGCAGAAGGCCAAGACCCTCATTCAACTGATCGAACGCAGTAGAGCCGGCACCGCCAAGCTGAATGGACTTGCTGGTGTCAGCGACACACTTACCGAACGGCGAATCGACACCGTGCAGAACAGCAGCGTCAAATGCCAGGGCAATCGCTTCGGCCACCTTGGTACGCATCGTGTTCAGGTAGTTAGCGGGGTTCGCACGCACAACCTCGGAGCTTGCCGCAAAGATCGTCGCAATCTTATGGGGCACGATATCCTGCTTGGTCATGTCGCCCTTGGTGACCGGCTTCTGCTCACCTTCACCAACCCACTTGGCCCGAACATCGCCGGTCCAGTGGGGGATACGAACACCAGTCGGCCCCAAAGGAATCCGACGAGCAAGCTGCTGAACAACCGAAGACTTCTCGATTTCAGCGAAATAATCCTGAGACAAAATGGGATCCAGGTAGCCCTGGAACATCGTGTCGGTAGTTACCGCCACCGGGGGTGGGGTCACAAATGCTGGCATGATTTAAATCCTTCTCAATGTCAAGTTACTTAGCCCCGACAAGCCGCTTCACAGATTCAAGAAGCGGATCACCGTTCAACGGAAGCACATTCCCTGTGCCCTGTGATGGATCAACGGGACGCTCCCGTGCGGGAGCTTTATCCAGAAGTGCCTTCACCCGCTTAACACTCTCCGAAACAGTTTCCTCATCAGTTCCCTGGACAAGCGAAGCGACCTCCAAAACATCCTCAGATGGGATGCCCTCAGAAAGAACCGACTTCAACTTCAGCAACTCCAAGCCCCTCTCGGAAACTTGGCCCTGCAACTCGTTGAAAGCAGCCTCTTTAGCCGACAACTTGCCTTCGTAATCACCGATAACCTCGGCCTTAGCCTTATCAACCGCCTCATTACGTTCAGTGCGGTATTTAGCTGCCTCTTGCCGAAGCCCCTGAACATAGTCAAGGGAAAAAGTTTCCTGCTGTTGTGGAGCCGCCTGGGCATCAGCAGAAATAGTCTCGCTAGTAGCGGTTTCAGACATAACAATTGCCTCCTGGGCATGGTTGAAGACCCATCAAGGGTCTTGGGTTGAAAAATGTGCTTAGGCGGCGTGCAGTGCAGCCCAATCAACAGACGATTCATCGGAAATCATCAACCTCAACTGGTTGATCGCTTCCCGGTTCTTAGTGGTAGGAAGCCACTTCTTTTCCTTAAAGGAGTAATACTGCTTGTCGGGGTTCTCATCCAAAACCTCGGCAGCTTTCTCACTAGCCTTCTTCCACAACCCGAAAGCCTTACGGCTGGCGTCCAAACCAACCCAGTCCTTCAAATCGAAAACCGGGACAACCTTACAATCACAATTCGTATGCCATTCCTCAAGATAATCAGAGATGTCATCGAAATAATTGTTCAGATCAGACTTGTTGAACATTTGGACAACTTCTTCATCGGGAAGGTCTAAACCGGCAAGATCGGCACCGTAATAGACAGGCCCGCGGGAAATCAGCATCAAACACCAGGAGCAAGTCTCTTTACCTGTAGCTACCCGCGCCCAGCCACGAACCTCGGTGACAGCACGAACAACCTTCGGGGTGAACTCCTTCTCAGCACCAGCCCACGACTTACCCTTAACCGTCTGATCCGGTCGAAGCAAAGCCTGAAAATCGGCAACCTGCTCAGGAGTCAACTTCGCAGTCTTGCGCTGATACTCAACCTTTTCCGCGAGCGGCTTATCGGCCTTCACCGCGTTGATGATCTGCTTCCTGCCGGCGTTCTCAACCTCACGCACAGCGACCGAAGCGGCCTGACCAACAACAGTATTCGGAGACTGATCCCGCATAAACATCGGGCGAACAGGCTCCATCGCCTGCGTAAACCACTCAAACTGGTAAGGCTCAATGTCCCTAGCCAAAACAGGCAACTCAGGATGCGCCTCGAACCTTTGGGAATCGTAAAAAGTTCTCGCAAGCTCAGCAGACTTATCCCTGGCAGCCTTAACCTCGGGATACAGCAGCCGCATAAAACCCAACCAATCGGCAATAGCCAAAGCGGGGTTCACAAAAAACTTACTGAACTGCGTAACAAACCTGACCAAAGCGGCTGAGATCAACGCCTGCTGAAAAGCGAATTCCTCCGGTGTCATGCACCTATCACCGGCTTAGTAGGCTCCGGGGGAGGGTTCTGCGGCTGAGGGGCAGCCTGTGGGCCGACACCCCCATACATACCCGCCAACTGTCCAAGCGGGTTGTCTTCTTGATCCCACTGCCGCATTTCCTCACGCTCAGTGATCGAATAGCCCATGTCGATACGCGCACGCTCACGGGGGATCACCCCTGTACCGTTCGCATACAACTTCGCAGCAGCATCAGCCTTAGCCGCATAAGTCGGAGTAGACGGATCACGCCACACCGACTCAAGACGAAACATCTCAGGCGGAATATCGCCGCCCTTAACACACAAATGAGCAACCCTCATAGCCTGCTCCCACGCCCCACCAAAAATCTTGTTTTTACGTTCAACCGTCTTCACAAGTCGGGACTCTGAGGATTTAATAGCTTCAGCAGACGCCGGATTATCCGAAGAAAACGAGAGGTACTGGGGTGGTAGCCCCGTATAAGCAGCCGCTTTACGGTCCAGCGCGTCAAGCGCGTCAACAAAGTTTCTAAGCTCAGCCGCAGTGAACTGGGTAGCCTTAGCATCAGCATCCTCAAACGCGAGAATTCTCGCCATATAAGCATCAAACAACTGCTTTCCCGTGTCAGGATCAACACCCAAATCCTCCGGTTTAACCCCAAAAATCAGGCGTTGCGGGATAGCCATAAGTTCCGCTGTTCCCTGCATATCCATCATGATTCTTGCGGCAGCATCAGTAACCGACCGCAACTCCGGGGTAATCTCCGACGTACCATAAAGGTCAGAAAGCCTAGTGCGGTTAGGGATAGGGATAACCGGAACCAACCCAAGCTTATGGGTGATAGCGGAAATACGTTTCCAAACCCCTTTATCCTTCTCCCACTGAATCGTCTGATCCGGCAGATACAACGTCGAAGCGATAACAGCGGTCTGATCCTCCGTATAAACAACACGGATCGCCTGCGTAACCTCGCGGGTACGTGGATCAATCACCGCGTGCAACGAAGTCGGCGGCTCAACCCTAATAATCGGAACATCAGGATCAACATTCAAATCTAACTTCGGGTCCGGTGCAGCAACAGTGATAAACGAACGACCATAAATCAGGGCATCCGTATGCCCCAACGTCGCCTCAACATCAAGATTGTTGGCCTGCCACCAATCCCACAACTCTGCGTCACCCTCATCGGCACCGCCAAGACGGAAACCCTCAAGCTCCTGGCGCTCCGCAACAGCATTAACATACAAACGTGGATAACCGACGTTGGCCAACAGTTTCCGCATCTCGGGCGGAGCAGCGATACCTATAGCGTCAGGCCGGCGCTCCGAATCGTAATACGCTTTAGAGTCCTTAAACGTGTATTGCCGCTGCTCAAAGGCGTTGATAAGCTCATCTCTGGCCTTGTCAATATCAGCCATTAGCGCAACACCACCGCCTTTCTGGAACGGTTCTTCTTCGACATAAGGAACTTTTGACGGGCACCAAACGCCAAAACCGCGCAAACAGCGGAATCAATTTTTCTTGAACTGTCTTTGCTCGCCTTACGGATAGAAATTGCATCAAACTGTGTCGGGTACCTACGCGCATTCAAAACATGTTGTCTCAATGTCAAGTTGCCATCATGAACAACTTCACCTTCGAGAACGCAGTCGAGGAACCGTTCGCAATCCATAGCGAACACCTTTGTGTTACCGCGCATATCGAAAGCAACAGGATTATTCGGGGAAGCATCAACCTTCAACCGCTTCTTAAAGTCCCGGCCCCACTGATCGACATAAGCCTCGAACTCTTTCACGTCAGCGCGGAAAGCAACCACGTCATAGCGTTCAAACATCGACCTGACAGTCGCATCCACATCCTCACGCGGAACTTCCTCGTTCGGATACTTCGCAGGGTTCCACGCCTTAATCAGAAAGACGCATCCATCCTCGACACGGCAAGCAACTAGGGCCGTCCAGTCATTGCTCTTAGAACCATCGAAACCAAGCGTTACACGATCACCAGGCTCCAAACGTGCATCAGGATCAATAATCGCATCCCACTCATACGGGGCGATCCAAGAGTCCTCAGACGCATTGACCTGATTCAAAAATTTTCTACGAGACTCAGTGACAGGGTTACGGATATCCAACACCGACTCGATGATCGCCTCGACAGGCAACCAAACAGAATCACCGCGGGCAATCTCGATACCCTCACGCAGCTTCACCAACCCAGCCGAATAACCCTCCGGGTCTTCCTTCTCAGAGGGAATCTCAGACACAGGGGTATCAGCCGGCGCTTCCAAAGCGTCGTACAAGGTGCCAACATCGACAGCCTGACCGGACTGAACCGACTGCCATGCGTCGTAGTCCCGCTCAGCCACAGAATCATCACCAGGGATGTGCGCGTTGCAGATCGACAAAATCCTGGCACCAGGAATCTTGGTGACATTACCTTCGATCACACCAGCCAGATCGTGACCATCGTTAGACTCAACCCACCACTGGGTTTCGTTACGGATCACCAACGTTGGCCGGTTACCCTCCATCGAATGAGGGCTGCTAGTGACAGCCTCGATGCGGCCACCGCGCTCGCTGTAGATGATGGTCTTATTGACCTCTAGCCCGTAGTCCGCTTTGAGTTTCGCCGCGACCATGACCGGGAACAGCGACATCGTGTTTTTTGTTTGCTCCTGAGAAACAGCAACAATCTGGACCCAAGCAGCGTGACGCGGCTTACCAACAGGCTCCCCGTCATCATCGAAGTGGCTGAAAGCCACCGGGCCACACAACTCCGCTAAAGCAAGAGCGGCAGCGAGCGGGTCTTTACCGTGACCTTTCATGCGGCGGAACACACCGTTGCGGTAGGCGTACCTACCGGTGGGATCGACTGCGTACCACCACAACACCCAGCGTGCCTGCTCCAACGTCGGCATAAACGCCTCGCCGGCATGTTCCCCGCCAGGAGTCTTAACGTAGGTAGCCCACCAGTTCAGGATTCCCCAACCGAGAGTTTTCTCGGGCAGAAACCACTGCCCGTCAACTGTTTTCCGCCATGTCGGGCCGATAACGTGGGAGGGGGCGGGGAGTAGATCAGCCACCACTCACCACCACCTTCCATCATCGACTAAACAGGAACACCACAGCTTCGATACCGACCGTGGCTAACACACCCACGGACACCCAAGACAAAACTGATTTCAAATTTGGTGTCATTTCATTTTCGCTTTCATCATGAAGCTCATCCCAGTCTGCACAACAGTTTTCGCTACCAGCGCGGGGATAATAGTTGTCCAAATCTCTTTGTCGAACACCGAAAACCCAGGCCCATCAGCGATAGTTGCAAAAGCGGCCACCAGAGACACACCGATATCCAGAGAGATGCCTCGCACGAACGTCAGCACGGTCACCTGACCGGACTGAAACGCTTCCTCGACGGTTTCGTCTTTGAACTCTTTCTTCGGCGCTGCAAGACGCTTCTGGGTACTCTGCGCCCTGTCCACAACATGCTGCTT